AATATGTGAATCTCTTACTCTACACATTATCCATGTATTGTAATATTCATCACTTTCCAAAACATTATTAACAAATTGCTCTTTAGCTTCAAGATATCCACATATACCCTTACTTTTACATAAGTGCAGTATCTCTCTCTTAAATTGCTCATGACCTAATAGTATAACATCTTTTTTTAAATTGTCACTACTCCCGTAGTAAGTTTGCCAATCTGAAAAGACTTTATACTTTTTCTTTTTACCTTTTACCATTTTGGTTTTGGCAGAATAAAAGAATTTCTTGCCTATGTATTTTTTCCCATTCGTCAGATTGGTTATCTGATACACGAACCCGTAATTATCACCAATTTGGTCTTCGGTAAAATCTATATCATTGTATGTCCAGTTTATTCCCATTCTCCATCATCCAAATCATCATCGTCCTCTATATAGTCTTCTGATAATTCTTCGATGAGTTCTCCACAAAATGGACAATGTTCTGGATATTCTTGTGATACTAGTTCTTCAACATATTGTATGTTATATGATGATTCGCAGTTGAGGCATTCTCCAGTTACAGATTTTTCCGTCATTATAGTTCCTTAGTTAGCCCATACATCAGACCAATCTCCAGACAATGCGCCTTTTGCATAATCAGTTGCACGGTTCTCAAAGAAATTGGTGTGTGTAGGTGCGTTAATCATTTCCTCAACCCATGGTAAAGGATTACGTTTCACTTTAAACACACCTTTGAGTCCTAAAGAAATCAAACGTCTGTCTGCTATATAACGAATATATTTTTTAACATCTTCTTGCGTCAAGCCTTGAATTCCGCCAGTAGCGAAAGATAGTTCAATAAATTTGTCTTCCAATTCAACCATTCTTTCTGCAATCGTGTAGATTCGTCCTTTGAGTTCGTCATTCCAAATCTCCTTGTTTTCTTCAATGTAAGTTCGGAATAATTTAATCATGTTCTCAGCGTGCTGAGTTTCATCTACGATTGACCATGTGACGATTTGTCCCATGCCTTTCATCTTGCCATGTCTTGGGAAATTCAATAACATAATGAAAGAGGAGAACAACTGCATCCCTTCAGTAAAAGCACTGAACACGGCGATATGAGTTGCAGTATTCTCTTTAGTTGTATTCTTAGCAGAAATGTTCATCACATACTCATGTTTCTCAACCATCTCTTTGTATTCCATGAAATCATTGTAAGTTGTTTCAGGTAGACCAAGAGTTTCAATCAAGTGAGAGTAAGCAGCAATGTGTAGAGCTTCACGAGCAGCGAAACCCATCAACATCATTCTTATTTCTGGTTGTGGAAAATAGGGTAAATAATTCCTAACGTACCCACCGGCAACATCAATGTCTCCTTGAGTAAAGAATCGGAATATGTGAGTGAGGAATTGTTTTTCTTCCGCAGTAAGTTTCTTTTTCCAATCTTTAACGTCCTCGAGCATAGGTACTTCAGTGTGCAGCCAATGAGACTGCTCGTGTTTAAGCCATGCATCGTATGCCCATGGATAGTTGAACGGTTTGAAATATGTTCTGTCATCTGTCATCCTTGAGTCTATTTTTTTTATCATTCTACCCATTCCTTTAGTTTCTGTGGATTAAGAGCACCTGAAACTCTTTTTACTTCGATGTTTTCGTCTAACATAATCAATGTTGGAACGGAACGAATTCCGTATTCGACCGCTATTGAAGAATTTTCATCGATATCAATAACTTCAACTGGAATTTTCAATTCTGCGGATTCTATATTTTTGGCCAAACTTTTACAAGGTTGGCACCACGAGGCGGTAAATCTAATAATTCTTTTCATATTTTATCCTTCACAAGCAATACAATCATTGCCTTGTGCAATTTGTGTCATGTCGATTTCTTTAATCACTTGTCGTTCAATCTTCTTGGAAACCTTATCTGCCTTACCAATCTTTTCGGAACGGCAATAGTATAGAGTCTTCAAACCTTTTTTCCATGCCATAAAGTGGATAGCATGAATGTATTTAATATGAGCATCTGGACGGAAAAATACATTCAATGATTGTGCTTGGTCGATGTATTGTTGTCTATCTGCAGCCAAGTCAATGACCCATCGTTGGTCAATTTCCATAGAAGTCTTGAATATATCTTTTTCTAAATCAGATAATATATCCAAGTGTTGGCAACTTCCATCATTAGCAATAATAGAAGACCAAATATCATTATATTCGTTATCGTCTTTTACTTTCTGTTTGATGATTTTATCGAGCCATCTATTTTTATTAAGGTGGCTTCCAGATAACGTATCCTGACGATAAGCATTAGCACGGTAAGGTTCGATACTAGGAGAAGTATTTCCCATAATGATAGACGAAGAAGCATTTGGAGCAATAGCCATAAGATGACTGAAACGCTTGCCAGTGCCACTAGCGTCAGGGGCTTCACCACGCTCACTACCGAGTTGTAAATTTGCTGCATCTAATTTCTTTCTGATGTTGCTAAACATATGATTATTTTGAACTTTGGCCATCACTCCTTCAAACGGGATTGAGTTTTTCTGGAGATATGCGTGAAAACCCAAAGCACCAATGCCGATAGAACGCTCACGGCTAGCGGACCATCTTGCTCTCGATATGCTATCAGGAGCATTATCAATAAAATACTGAAGGACGTTATCGAGCATCTCAGCCACGTCCCGAAGAAAAAGTTTGTCATCTTTCCAATCATCATAAGTCTCCAAGTTTAAACTTGATAAACAACATACTGCTGTTCGTTCTTCATTAGTAGGTAGAATAATTTCGGAACAAAGATTTGACTGATTAATTTTTAAACCTAAATCTTTCAAGTGTTGAGGCATTGCTTTATTACTTGTATCAATATAGTGAATGTATGGTTCACCAGTATGCATACGAAGTTCTAGAATCATTTGCCACAACATCTTAGCCGATACTGTCTCTCTTACTTCTTTTGTATTTGGGTCGACCAAATTCCAAGAATCATCAAAATCAGGATCCAACATACTCTGTTCAATGATGTGCATGAAGTCATCGGTGATATTAATGCCATGATGCAAGTTTAGGCATCGGACGTTGGGGTCTCCTGTTGGCTTTCGCATCTCAAGGAAAGGAATAATATCGGGATGGTTAATATTAAGATAAGCGGCATAAGAACCACGGCGAGTACGACCTTGACGATAAGCCAAAGAAGAAGCATCATATATTTTAAGGTGAGGCATAATGCCAGTAGATTTATCATCAGCAGAGCGAATGCCAAAGCCAATACCGACTCCGCCCCCAAGCATAGAGAGCCAATTAGTTTCTGATAAGTTATCAACTAGTCCCTCCGCAGTATCTTCAATATAGTTAAGAAAGCACGATATGGGTAGACCACGCTTGCTGCGGCCAAAGCTAAGAATAGGTGTAGAATAGCTAAGCCAATGGCGAGAAGAATAATCATACAGCCTTTGGGAATGTTCAGGATTTGAACCAAAAGCTTTCGATACGAAAGCGAATCTGTGTTGTGGTGTTGTTTCATTTTCTTTCATGTACGATTCTTGTAATCGTTTTATTCCTAATTCATCAAAAAGTTTATCTCTCTCTAAATCTATCTTAATACCTAGGTATTCAGTCATACTTGTTGCCTTATTATTATTTTACAAATTGTTTTAAATCAGGTGGTGTCCAGCCTTCTGGTTTCAACACCTTCCCATCTTCTCTTTTATTTACTTTACCGGTCTTTGGATCAATCTTCCAAAAATTAGAGGTTGCAACTTCATTCCATGCACCATGCACATCATAACCCTTCATGTAACAAAATCCAAGAATAACCCAAATCATGTCCATACATGCATCTAATGTTTCTACTTCATCATTTTCGCTCCTTGCTTTAATGAATTCGTTATATTCTTCATTAATCAGTCTATGATAGAGTACCGCATTGTCCTCATTTTTCTCTTGGTCACACGCTTCAATAAATTTCACAACATCATTATACATTTACAAATTCCTTAATCATTGGGAAAACAGGTTCAATCGCTTCAGCACAGGCAACTGCTATTTCACGATGTTCTTTCTGTGTTCCATTTGCGCTTCGGAGTTGTATATAGTGAACCCATGACCTGAGAGTTCCGTTCATATACATTCTTGATCCGGTCATTCCTTCAGGTAGAACAGCACGTGCTTGTTCTTTAGCTATGCCATTTTGTATTGCCCATTGATATGCATTATTGGATGCCTCTAATGCTTTGGTCTGATAAGTCTGCCATTGTAGTTTCAATATTGGATCTTCCACATCAATACTATTTTGTCTGTTCTTATTGTCTTGTAATCTTGCTTCTCGAATTTCAAAACCTAAATCATCAGCTCGAGCATATCTTTGGCTGAATTCTTGGAATGAAAAGGAACGGTGACGTAAGATTTGTCTTGCAATATCTCTTGTAGTATAGATTTCTAAACATACACTAACCATCTCTAGTGGTGACCAATGTTGATTATTGATTAGATAACGAACCAACTTCTCAGCTGTATCACTATTGTTTTGATTTGCAGGATTTGATACACGAGCAGCATATGCAATTTGTTCTAATAAATTCTTACCGTCTTTGCCTTGAGAATAACTAACTAAATTAACTTTCATAACCATAACTCCATATTTCTTTTTTATATTCTTCATCCCAAACATCGTAGTATTTGGTCTTCTTCAATTTTTCACGTGCTTCACTTAACTTATCTTTAGGTTGAACAAGAATCAATGGATATTTTTTATTTCCAGTCTCAACACCATTGATAAAACCTGGATTATCCGGATGGTCTTTCAAGAACACCAAATCAGGACGTTTCTCATTCAGTTTAGAGATGATACTCAATAAGTTGTCATCTGTCAAGCCTTTACCTAAATTGATAAAGGCAATTAACTCAAAATCATTTGGAGTAGAATCTATGTAGTTCAGTATATATGATTCACAATCAGTTCCGATATACGACCAATATATTTTATTTTCTTCTATCGCTTTCTTTGCAAAAGGACAAACACTAAAACCTTTTAACTCTTTTTTTGGTTGGGTGATACGTTCCAACCATTCCTTCAAACTTTCTTCCACTTAATGAACTCCATTTTTGCTCTTAAATTTACAAAGGTATTGCTATCTATAATGTCTTGAATTTCATCTGGTGAAAATCCATCCAGTACCATATCATTGATATCTTTTGCTTCAACATATTCTGGCCAAATCACCACATGAAAGTGGTTATCTATGGCATGTTCAATCATTTTGCAAATTTCTTTATTGCGTGGTTCATTATCAAAGACCAATGTTATTTTATCTTTACCGAGTACCTTTGTTGCCGATTCCAGATTTGAATCGGCAGTGGCCACCGCATTATCCAAGAACATAGAGTCAATAGGACCTTCCGTCACACAAACGTTTTTGTCCTGGTCGATCCTATCAAGTCCATATATTTTATTCTGTTCATCAGATACTTTGACCGTGATATATCTTAGTTTGGATTGGCCGAGAGCACGGCCTTGAAATGCCACTAGATTTTTATCTTTGTCATAAAAAGGTATTACTAACCTTGGGTCGTTATCTTGAAGTCCATTTTTCTCGATTTGCAATGACTCAACAAATTGTTTAAAGTCTTCCGCAAAATATAATGTTTTGTATAGGTGCTCTGGGATTTTACGAGTTTTGACATAATCCTTAGCATAGTGTTGCTCTGGTAACGATTCAATACTAGGTATTCCCAAGGACTTTTTAAATACCGGTTTGGCCTTTGCCTCTTCAAACGTGGGTTTGACATAATTTCCATTTGCTGTTCCATCCTTATATCGTTCTAAAGCATATTCTTTGACAAGTGAAGGATCCAATTTGTCCAAAAAGTTATACATCGTGTGGCCAACTTGGCAATTCTGACACTTGTAAAAGTAATCATTGGCTTTGCGGTAAATATAACCACGAGCTTTGTTTTTATTTTTTTGGGAATCGCCACAGAAAGGACACCTAAAATTATAGAGGTCTGATTTTTTCTGTGTGAATTTAGAAAGCTTCGGAGAAACCCGAAGCAGATATGTTCGGTCAAGATATACACTCATAATATAGGAAAAAGATTACTTGAAAAGTCCTAGTGTATCAGGTTTTACATGAGAAATCAACCATGAGAGTACAATAATGCCACCGGCAATCATCCATTTATACTGCAATAATTGATCCAATTGTTTCTTTTCTTCCTTATTGTGTTCGGTAATACAGTCACGTAGACCTTCAATCTTTTCCAGAATACTCTTTTCGGTAGTCTGTACTTTTTCCAATACCATATCAATACGGTCGTGGATTTCTCGGATATCACCTTCAGTTTCTAATCTGCGGCTTTCCATGTCCGTATATACCTTTGCCATGTGTCTGTCGTGTTGGTCTACAACTCTATCCATGATGACATCCAATTTGGACGCAACACTACTCAAGGCCGCTACTTGGCCTTTGAGTATGCCCACATCATTAATAAGTTCTGCGTCAGCCATTTATTTCTTTTCTGGTAATGGTGTACCTTCAAGCTTCTTGTGAATCTTGACATCTTTACACACTTGTTTCTCTTTGCCTTTGGCGTCTTTAGTTGTCTCACAAACCTTTTTAACTTCTAAAGGTTCAGCATAAGATGCACTAACACATACAAAAGCCATTACTAACGCAAATATAATTTTTTTCATTTTAGTTCCTTAAATTAATGGTTGTGATGCAGGAGGAGGACCTAATTTGCCACCGTAACCTACGATTGGAGGTCCAGAATTGATTACTTCTTCAACGACTGTGACACTAGTTGTTGATCCGGTATTTGTCGGACGATTAAAGGTTGGACTGGACATTGATCCTGCTGAAGATAACGCAGATGTTGCAATGCCTGCTGCCAAGCCTGCTGGTGTTGGTGGGAATTGTGAGTAACCTTGAGCTGGTCTGTTTGCTGCATCTAAAGCCTTTGCCTTTAAATCCTTATCACCACCTGCTAACATGATACCCGATAGTGTACCAGTTAAGAAAGTAGCAATAGGAATAATCATCTCAAAAAACTTTTGGTCGATAGGACTAATAGCGTTCAATGGTTGAGTGATAAAGATAATAGAATACAATACGACAAACACAATACCTGTGAGTGTCATTGCAAGGCAAATACCGATAAAGAATTTAAGGCGAGCCATAAGCTGCTCTTCGGTATACATGAAAGGTACATTATTATTTTGGTCCACAATAGACTCCTTGGGACGTTTTAGGGATTTGAGTTTGGTTTTCAGGAGGTGGAGGACCCAAGCGAGGGTCTCTTTGACCTTTGAAAATTTGTTCAGGACAAGTTCTTGTAACATCGCAGATAGGTAATTTACATTCAGGTTTATCCCAATTATTTGGGTCTTGACATGGATAGCGGAATTGGTCGTGGCCACAGAACGCTAAGGTTAATGGTAATACTAATACAACAGAAGCCCAAAGGAATAATTTCTTATCACTCATTTATGCTCCTAAAATTCGGAGTATCTTAGTATAACGTGCTTTGCGGTCTTCTATTCCGATTGTTCCGCCATTAATGATATGAGTCATCTTATCCATATCACCAGCGTCAGCCCACTTGTTCAGGTTATTATTTTCCCAGAACCAACAGGCAGATTG